ATCTCGCCAACAGACGGGGGAGACGCGAAGCGGATGTCCTTGCCAGGGGGAAGAATCTCAATGGCACCGGGTTCCAGCTTGTCGATAAGCTCAGCGCCCATACCTGCATCAGTGGCCTCAGTATCCACAGCAAACGCAGCAAAGCAAGCAGAAATTTTCTGTTTTAAAAGTTGCGCGTCGTGATAATCGTCGAAGTCCCGCATCCGCAGTATCACCGGGGATGCCCAAGGAACGCCACGGGTTTGGCCAGGTCTAGTTTGTTTAAATAAATGAATTATTTCTTCTGCGGGAACGCGAGTCGAATTGAACGAATTCATCCTTGAATGATGCTCGCCGGGATGTTCGTTGTAGAGCCAATATGCAACGCGGCGATTATTTGCGTCGTACTCAATACCTTCTTTGATGCACCCGCCGCCCTCTAAGGCAACGTCCCTTGAAGCGTCAATGTAATCAGGTTCTAAGACTAATAATTGCAGTGATATTTTTTGGCCTGGTTGGATATAACGGCGAATTAAGCACTCACCAGATTCGACAACTGTCCTAAGAATTAAAGCTTGCAGACCGTAAAAATCATGTCGGCCTTCATAATCGCATTGGGTCGGATCTGTTGCCCAGCTTGCAAATAAATCGGTCAGCTGCGTGGAACGACGGCGGCTGCGTGTCGCACGAGCTTGGCCAATAATTCCAGTGCCTATGACGTTAGACACAATCACTTGGACTGCTTTATTTGCGTAAGGGTTATTCCTTACAAGATCACGGCTGCGATCTCTAAGCAAACTGAGGCCCATTGCAGATGCAGCGTCTGCGCTAGTGCTTTGCGTGAACCACCCGTCTGTCCTGCGGCCACGGCTTGCGCCTTCATAACGGCGCATTGCATCAAGTTGCAAACGAGAGCGCTCCCTACGGACAGCCGCTGCCGGGTTTAACGATGCAATGAATTTGTCTAAAGCGTTCATGAATCGGTGTCTCTTTTAAAGCTGACATAACGGCGGGTCACAGTGCCGGAGCCAAGTTTGCTCCGTATCAAGTCACGCACTTGGAGCAATTCAGCCAAGCTGCGATATTTCACGCGCTTGTCGTCGTATTCGACTTCTAGGTATCCGCCAGAAATCGCCTCTTCAATTGCGGCTAACCCTGCTTCTGAAAACATCGTAAAACCTCCTCAAACTCCATAATATCGGCTCAAAGGAAGCTAGAGCGCTTCCGTTTGATTTGATTTGTAGGCCGTTTGCCTGTGTTTGGCATTTCACCTGTCAGGCTAGCCCCGGCCTGTTCAGCTTCGTAAGCCCACCGTTCATCGTCCCAACGGTCAGCGCCAACGGCTGCGGCTGCGGCGCGGCTATAAACCCGGCAGTCCAAAGCCTCGTTCCGTTCCCTCGTTTGCTCCCATTGATATTTTTGGTATCCCCGCACAATGCGGCTAACTAAACTTTCTGCGGTGAGCTGTTTAAAAAATTCTTCCGGGTGTTGCGGAAAATGGCACCAACCAAACGGCAAAGGCTCATCAGCATCTGTTGGCTGTTTGCGGCGTAACCAGCCATAAAGTTCGCCTTTTGCAACGCTTACGCCAACTGGCCAAACTTTTATCCCGCTTCGAATCTTTTTGCCGCGCACGGTCATTTCAACAGGAGAAGGAAGGCCAAGGATTGTGTTTTGGGTGTCGCGGCCTTTGATGGCCATAGTGCTCAAAGCTGACCTGGATTTGACCCAGCGGTAAACTTCTTGCGTTCGGTAGCCAGTGTCAATCGCCACCATGCGGATCGGCATTCTTAAGCCGTCTGTTCCTGTGGAGAAAGTTGTTTCGACTTGGCGGCTTAATAGCTCCCAAATCTCATCACTAGCTGTATCGCCCGAAATAACTGCATAGTCAAGGCTCCAGCTTTCAAGGTTTTTGCCCCAACCGACAAATTCCATTTCTAAACGGTCTTTTTGTACGTCAATTCCGCAAGTAATAAAGACAACCCCTTCAGGGACTTTGCCCATTGGATAAACTTCCCGACGGTGGTAAAGAACTTCCCACTCAGGCGCTTCGCCTGTGTCTGAATAAGTCATCCCTAAAACAGTGTTTTGAAAGACGCGCATTGCTTCGTCAGACTTTTTTGCTTCTAAATATTTTTCGACGCATTCTTTCCAACTAAACCAACCAAGCGGCGAATAAAGCGAGCTGACGTGATACGACCGCCATTTGCCTTCAGGGTTTTGCGGCTGCCACATACCAGCCGGGAGGATTTTGTTTTTGTGATGTTCTTCAAATTCCTCTTCGCAGTGGGCGCATTTATAGCGAACTGTCTCAGGTTTGTTTTCTTCCCAGCGCATTTGCTCCCAAATTAATTGCTGAAAAGTGCCACAAAGTGGGCAAGGCAATTCAAAAACGCGCATGTCGCCTTCCATAAACTCCCGCTCAATTCGGCTTCGACCTGCAATCGTTGGTGTTGAAGTCCAAAAAGTTTTTCGACGGCTAAACGTCCGCGTTCGTGCTTCAGCCAAACCACACGGGTCGCCTTCCCCGTCAACATCGCCAGGGTAAGCATCGATTTCATCTAAAAACAAAAAACGGATTGGCGTGCTGCGCAAACCTGACGCGGAATTGCTACCGGTAAGGACCAAAATGCCGCCAGGAAATTCTTTAGCGAGCTGGCTGTTGCCGCTGTCGCGTGCGCGTGGGTCTTTAACTTTTGCTTTGAGCCGGGGGCTTTCTTCAATTAGTGGCGCGATGCGGGTCTTGCTGTTGCGCTTTGCCATTTCGACCGTTGGCTGGACAGCAAGCGTTGGCGCGGGGCAGTTGTCGATGATGTAGCCAAGCCAGTTGTTCCCCGCTTCAGTTTTCCCAACTTGTGCCCCGGCCATAAACACAACTTTTTCAACCGGGCTAGTTGCTGAAAGCGCGTCCATGATTTCGCGCAAATATGGAGTTCTTTCCGTTCGCCATTGGCCTGGCTCTGCTGACGCTCGTTGGCTTAAAAATCTATGCGTGTCGCTCCATTCCGAAACAGTAAGCACCGGGTCAGGCAAAATGCCTTCTTGGGCTGCTTTCCAAAGAACTGTTGCTGCGTTAGCCAATGCCATCGCTTTTCGCCAATTGAGTTAAAGAACGGTCGATTTCTCGTTGCATGACAAGCATCATTTCGTGACGCTTATCAGGGGTAAGTTCACCGACAATAGCTGCCAGCTCACTTACAACTCGAACCGGAATGTTTTGCACAGCGTCGCGAAATATGCGCGTGATTTTAAACTGTGCAGCTGTCGCTTCGTCAGCGTTAATAAGCTGTCCCGCCTTTTCCTTATATTCAAGCTCTAGTAATTTAGATTTGTAAACTTCCCCAATCGCTCTCGCTTTGCTGTAGCTCGGTGCGGTAAGCGGTTGGTCCATGCCAGACGCGCTTGCTTTGCCTTGCCTTATAACTTCTGCGGTGCGTTGCTGGCTTTCGTCTGTATTGCTGTTCCATTCCCGGTTGGCTATCGCTGCGTCGATTAAATAGCCGCGCTTCCCTTGCGTGACACCTTTTTTAATGCGCCCGTCCCCAATAGCTTTTCGCACCGCTTGCGGTGTTTTGCCAATTAGCTTGGCATATTCAGAAAGTTTTAAAAGATTATCCATTACTCCAGAGCACTAGATGGGGAATAACTTATGCGAAAACCGCGCATTGGTCCGACTTCTTTGCAAGCTTCTAAAGCTGTTCGCGTTCTAGGTTGCACAAAAACTTCAGTTTCATTGTCGTCAATGTGCTCCATCAAAATATCTAACCAAGCTAAATCGCTTAAGTCGTTAATAATAAAAATGACTTCAGACGCTAAGTTGAGAGCTACCGGCATAGTTAATCGCGTGCGCGGCCTAACGCTTATTTGCGTGCCGTCATAAACCTCAAACGGGCGTTCGCCTCCAGTATGAACAATTGGTTGATAATCGTTGGCAAGTAAAAGAGCAGTTATCTCGAGAAGTTCTTGCGCGGCTGGTTCCCCGCCTGTGATGACCACATCGTAAGGCGGCTCTATAAAGTCCCAAATAAGAGCCATCAATTGCTCAGGGGTAACGACTGCAAAAGTATTTTTATTGGAAGATTGCTTGCTCATCATTTGATCAACAGTCACTTCCTCACCTATCGCATCGCAGCTTGGCGCAAGCGCTCCAGGGTATGGGCTATGAGGACAGTTGAAACAACTGTTTGGGCAGCCTTGCAAAACGATAAAAACACCGTGTCGGCCCATAGATTGGCCTTCCCATTGAAAGTTTTCATAAATTGCATTGACCCTTAATTCTGTGTCAGTCATGGAAACCGGGGATAAAAAGTTCGTTGCAACAGTCAATCATTGCGTCTTGCCACGGCATTGCGACACAAACAGGTTTGACTGAGGGCATTTTGACGACTGAGTTGTAAATGCCGTCAAGGGTGGTATCGAGCCAAACCCAAGGCTGAGCGTTTTTGTATCGGCTTGCGTAGCAACTTAAAGCACAGTCCCAAGCGTGCCCTTCGAGCAAAAGCATGTTGTCTTGAGGCGTGTCAGAAAGAGGAAGCTTTAAACGATCTGCAACAGGTATCGCAAGCATGAGGCCAGAGGATGACGGTGCATAAACGCAATCAACGTCTGAACGACAGCATTGCGCAACGATTAAATCGACCGCTGCGTCAAAGCCTGCCCAAGTGAGCTGAAGGTTAAAAGGTTTCATGGCAACTTTTTATGAGTAAAAACAATGTCTTGAGGCTCGCCAAACGTGCGGCGCTCCTGTAGGCTTGCTGTATGGAAACCAAACTTCAAACACTTAAAAATCATTGGCGCAGCGGCGACGCGTTTGGCGCGTTGCGTATTGCTGCAAAGTTCCCCCGGCTTGGTGCTGAGCGCGATGCCATTACTAAAGCTTGGGCGGCTATCCAAAATCCTTGCTTCTACCGACAGATCGGTAAAGATCCGCAGCAACTTATTGAAGACGGCTTTAATGCCATGCGCAGCAAATGGGGGCTTGGCTAACTTGCTCATGCCATGACGTTCCAAAATAGCTTTCGGCCTTTGCCGTGCTGCATGACAAATTCCCAAGCTTTTGCGTCGTAGTTAGAACAACTTGGGAACGGTGGTTTTACTCGAGCGTCCTGCGAGAAATCAAGCTTATGGATAAACAGTTCAGCTGCGCCGATGTCTTTTTTTGATAACGCTCGACCAATTTGAACCACGCAAAAACGTTTTGCTTTTAAGCCACGTTGCAATCCTCTAATCAATACGCCAGAGCCAGCCACTGACCAAACCTCGTCAAGCTCGCCAATCTGTTCCTGAACTTTTGCCGCACGGGCAGCAATTGCGTCAAAGGCCAGTTCGCTTTCTAAACCAAAAGGCAGCAGAAACGCACCTGTGAGACTGCAATACTTTTTTGCCTTGGCTTTGATGTTGCTTAGATAACCGTGCGGGACTTGGATAATTTTGGCCCCTGCCTTATGAGCTTCCAACGTTCTTGCGTGCGGCTTGTTTCGTTTGGCACAAATGATTGTCGACCGTATGCCAAGTTCTCGCGCCGCGTGAGCAATGGCAATTTGTGCCCCGCCGTAAACTGGCGATGCGTAAACGACTTCTTCGTGCCCTGATATAACGCTATCGGCAAAAGAACGTTTAGTCCCGCCAGCTATCAAATCATCCCGCACTACAAATGTTTCATCGATAAAACTGAACTTTGCGTCTGGGATCATTGCAAAACCTCGCCCACGGATTCGCCTGCATCGAAATCGCCAAACTCACATTCGCCGCACGCTTGCGCTGCTTTTTTCCCGTCGCCTTTCACGAAAACCAAAATGTTTTGATGGGTCTTGCCAAGTTTGCGGGAGGTTTCAAAAGCGCGACGACTGCGTAAAGGCAGGCTCCCAGCCGGGGTGACCAAAATTGCTTCGTTGTAATAAGCCAATCCAGCGTTCAGAAAAGCTTGCACAGTGTCGCCAACAAAATTTTGATAATTGCCTTTTTTGTCTCTGATTTCGCCAACAACAATCACAGCAAAAGCATTTTCGCGCAAAAGAGAACAAGCTTGCTCAATGATTTTGAAATAACTTTCCTTGAAATCTTTATAAGGCATATTGCTCAAATCTTTTGGATCATCGCTGTACTGTTCCAAGTCGCCGTAAGGCGGACAAGTAAACAGCATGTCTGCTTCTAAGCCTTCAAAAGTTTTTGCAATGTTCAAACTGTCGCCCACTTCCCAAGAAGGAAGCAGTTCAGGAACTATCGCTTTTGCTTGTCGTTCGTTTTCTTCGATTTGCTCCGCACGCAAATCGCAACCAAAATAATTTCGGCCACATTTGGCCGCAACTATGCCACGCACGCTCCCGCCAGCAAACGGATCAAGAACAGTCGCACCGGAAGGGGAAAACCATTTGTAAGAAAGCTCAGCTAATACCGGATCGAAAACGCTTGTTGATGTTGATAACGCACCGCCTTCTGTGCCCAGTGCTTTGGCAACAGTTTCAAGCCCTTCGCCAAGCAAGCCATCTTCTCTCCCAAGTTCAGATTGAATGCCTAAATCAAGCCAGCTTTTTTTTCGCGATTGCCACCAACCTTCGCGAGCGTTCAGAACAGAAAAAGGCGGGATGCCAAAGCTTTCAGACAGGCTGCCTGCCAGGCTTCCCATTTCGCCATAGGGGTTATCGCTGTCTTCATCGCCATTTAAAAGTTCAGCCAATTCATCTTCATCAAACCCAGTCAGGCTCATGTCAAAATCTTGCAGGCTTAAACCAACCATTTCTTCGCGCAATAAGTCTTCGTCCCAACCGGCATTAAGAGCCAGTTTGTTGTCCGCGATAATGTACGCCTTTTTCTGGTTAGGCGTTAAGTAGTCAAGAACAACAACAGGGACTTCGTTAAGACCTAAATCGCGAGCCGCCATTAGCCGACCATGGCCAGCAATAATTCCATGCTCGCCATCGACCAAGATCGGGTTTGTAAAACCAAACGTCGCGATGCTTGCCGCAACTTGAGCCACTTGCTCAGGGCTGTGCGTTCTGGCGTTGCGGTCATAAGGCACAAGTTTTTCAACTGGCCACAGTTCTATCCGCGTTGCCATCGCGGGGGAAAATTGCTTGCTCATCAAGCCTGCCGGGGTTGCGTTGACGTTAGCTGCAATTCTGCCAAAAGGCGCAACAGTTGCGCAACAGGGCTTCTTAATACCTCGCAATACTTTGGCGATTTTGCAAACGGCTTTGCCCTTAGCGGCAGAAGGGTTTTGGGGCGTAGCTGAGACCCATTGGTATGACTAAGCCGCAACCCGCTTTTGCGGCAAACACTAGCGATTTTTTGCGCCGGGGTGCCGC